CAGATTTTTTACTCAGGGTGACATTGATGTTGCAGGTGGGTATGTTAATAATTATTTACCTTATTTTCCTCAACCCGAAGTGAGAATGATGCTGTTAGGTTTTGCAGCACGTGAGGCATTACATATTGCAGCATATTCACATCTTATCGAAACACTTGGTATGCCAGACACCACTTACACTGAGTTTATAGAATATCAAGCAATGAAAGACAAACATGATTACGTTCTTAATCTTAGCGCACAGAATGGCAATAGGGCTTCTACTGCTGCTCATATTGCAGTATTCTCTGCTTTCACCGAAGGAATGCAATTATTCAGTTCCTTTATCATGTTACTTAACTTCCCACGCCAAGGTAAAATGAGAGGCATGGGTCAGATTATTACTTGGTCAATCGTAGATGAAACACAACATGCTGAGTCTATGATTAAATTATTTCGCACTTATATTGAAGAGAATAAGGAAATCTGGAATGATGACCTTAAATCAAAAATTTATACCATTGCTGAAAAGATGGTTGAACTTGAAGATAAGTTTATTGACCTTGCTTTTGATATGGGTGACATGCCCGGTCTATCTGCTGATGACGTTAAATCATACATTCGTTATATTGCTGACCGTCGCCTCATTAGTCTGGGTCTCAAGGGTGTATTCAAAGTTAAAAAGAATCCGTTACCTTGGGTTGAAGAGATGATCAATGCACCAACACACACAAATTTTTTTGAGAATCGTGCAACAGATTATTCAAAGGGTGCTTTGTCTGGTAATTGGGAATCTGTGTGGGGTAAAGCAGCATAATGCAAGTCAGCTCATGGCAATTCTGGTTTTTTGATCTATGTTTTGTTATAGTCGTTATTGTAATCTGTCATTATTGGGACAAATACGATAAGTATCGATTCGAGAAACTGACAGAAAAAAATCGTTCTAAATAAGTGTTTCAGGGGATTATCATGAAACACTTATTTTACTTTGTAATGGTAGTTCTGCTGTCTTTCTCCGTTCAAGCAGCGCCAACGGAGTATTCTTTCAACATCACAGAAGAAGATACAATCATTCATAATCAAGATGATTGGCATTTTGTAACCACGTTTAATGGTTACGATGTATATGTTGAGAAAAACACAGTTGGTTCACACGAAGAAATTGTAAGATTACACACATATGTGTCTTATCATGTTCCACTAAAGTTTTATGGCACTGATGTTCCTGCAACTGCTTTATATGTTTATGGTTTGATACACTGCGGTAGACAACAAATGATGGTGCTTATGGATTTTTATGTTGATGAAAAAAACAAAATTATTTTTCATACAACATATGAACCCGGCGCACATGTTATTTTTTTGCATGATCCAAATACTCCTCGTTTTGATATTTTAAATCTTGTTTGTAAGGAATTAATATGAAAAAATTGTTACTAACATTTTTATTTGTACCACTATTAGCACTAGCACAAAAAACACCACAAGGTGCAATGTATGATGCTACAATCGTTCGTGTGAATGATGGAGATACTGTAGTCATCGCAGCACCATTTTTACCAGCACCACTGAAGCCAGAACTTGCTGTTCGTATTTTTGGTGTTGATACTCCAGAAAAAGGCTTTCGAGCCCAATGTCCACAGGAAGATGAAAGAGGAAAGCTGGCTACAAAATTTACAACAAATGCAGTTGCTAAATCATCTAAACGCCAAGTGGTTCTTTATGCGTGGGACAAGTTTGGTGGTCGTGTATTGGGAGACATCATTTTAGACGGTCAAAGTCTCCGTACGATGTTGATTCAAAATGGCTTTGCCCGTGAATACTATGGTGAAGCAAAACAATCATGGTGTAACTAAAATGAGATTACAACACGAATGTACAGCATGTGGGTCTGAGTTTACCATTTCTTACAATGAAATGTACACAGAATCAGATCCTATTCATTGCCCATTTTGTGGTGAGTTTTTGCTTTTAGATGACGAACACTTTGAAGATGAAGATGAAGATTAACTATGACATGGTATTATAATGATGTGCCATATGAATACGACGGCACATCATATGGTTTCGTTTACTTGATAGAAAATCTTACGACAGGAAAAAAATATATTGGACGCAAATACTTTACAAGTGCTGGCTACCGTCAAATCAACGGCAAGAAAAAAAAGATACGAAAACCTTCAGACTGGCAAGACTATTACGGTTCCAATGAGACACTTAAAAAAGAAATCGCAGAAATCGGAAAAGAAAACTACCGCAGAGTAATTCTTCATTTATGCAAAAACAAGTCAGAGTGTTCGTATTTTGAAACCTATGAAATAATGTCCAGACATGCTTTGTTAAGTGAGAATTATTACAACGATTGGGTAACGGCAAAGATAAGAAAAGATCACCTTAAATCTATTGTGCAAAGCAACAAAAATACTATATAATAGTAGAACAGCGCCTAAGAGTGCTGTTTAACTTTTACGGGAGATAATTATGTTTTTCACTCAAACACCTCAGTTTCCAACATTCTATACAGTAAACGACATTCAGCGCAAAGCAGAAGAAGTCACACTGAAGACAATTGATTTCAACAAAGCATTGGTAGAACACACTATTGCCTATTTTGACAGTGTTACAGACAATAGTTTTACTACATATACAAAGAAAGTAGTAAATCTGAACAAGAACATTGCTGAAGATGCGAAAAAAATCATCAAATCCGAAATCAAAGAATCTGAGGCTTGATATAGAAGGTAAAACCAAGTTTTGGCAACCAGTGGTCAGAAACGGTTGGTGGTTTAAGTTTTCCACTTACCGTGACCACTATATTCTTTTGATGATCATTTCAAAATATACAGGTCAAACAATACTACGTTATTATGAGAATGAAAGTGAAGCAGTAGCATTCATCAATTTTATTACCACATGTAGAGCCCAAGACGTATTTCAATCAGTATAGGAATTGTTATGAACATTTATGAGTCTTTGAAAGACACTAGAGCAGTGATTGATTCTCTACTGATAGATGCTCCATTTGAGTTCGCATCGGTGTCAATTCCAAATCCATTAGAGCAAACTAAAATAGCAGCACAAGCATGTGTAGATGCTTTGCTAAACAATAAGAAAATCTTTTTCATGGGCAATGGCGGTTCAGCAGCAGAAGCACAACACCTTGCTGGTGAATTAGTTTCTTATTTCAATCTACAAAGTGATGCCTATGCCGCTATTGCTTTGAATACTGACACCTCAATTCTTACAGCAATTGGTAATGATTTGGGTTTCAAACACATCTTTTCACGACAACTACAAGCACTTTCAAATCCTGGTGATGTAGCAATTTACCTCTCGACATCTGGTAAATCGGATAATATTCTTGAAGCAATGAAGTTTGGTCATGTGAATGGTCTTGTAAACATTGCTTTCACGGGTATGAAAACATTATGGATGTATGAATACTCAGATTATTATATTGCTGTACCATCAGTCTTAACACCACGCATACAAGAAGGACATTTGATTCTAGGTCATTGGCTTTGTGAATACATAGAGAAAAAGCTAGAAGAATTATGCCATCCGAAAAAATATGCCCCAAATGCGGCGTAACACATAAAAAACGTGGAGACTATTGTTCCCGTTCATGTGGTAATGTTCGTGTACACACCGAAGAAGACAAAGCCGTTCGCTCACAAAAACTACTAGAGTATCATCAAACACCTGAAGGCACAGCGACACGTGAAAAGTCATCACGTATCATGACAGCCAAACGAAAAGGTGAAGAGTGGGAAGAAGTAAACGTGGAAGAATACGCAGTGAACATACCAGATGTTACCGATTATGTTGCTGATTACGATGACACATGGCAACGAGCAGAGAGGTGGTAAATGAAGGTATTCATATTCCTATTGTTCCTATTTTTAACTGTACTTGGTATGCAAATGGGTGACATGATTGCCATTTTGTTGTCGATGGCTGGCTTTTTATTCATGTGGGCATTTTTAGATGAAAATGAAACAGATACTTGACAACTATTTCATACAGTGTTAAACTGTTAAATATGGCTGAGATATATACATTTACACCCAAACAAAAGTCCACAGAAAACAATGTGGAACTTAACCGTTTGAGAGCCAAATTGCTAGAATTATATGAAGTTCGTGACACGCTTAACAAAGAGATAAGGTATACAAAAGATGCAATTAATTTGCTTGAAAAGGGCGAAAAATGACAGATGATCCTGACAGTTTTGATGATGAAATTGACGATGTTAGTATCATTGACAAAATTGACGTTTTGATAACACTTATTGAAAATGGACCTAAAGACAGGTATCAAGCACTGGTGAATGTATTATATGACGCAAAATTTCAAATTTTACATGCATGGAACGAAATTCAATATTATACGGAACTTTGTGAAGGCTACGAAACAACAATCAAAAAGGCGGGCGATAAACTGAATTAGATTTGTCGCCCCGAGGAGAGGGCGATGAATTTATTGTTCAGATATTTGCTTTTCTACATTTTAATTTTCTTCACGGTGATGATTTTGCCGTACATTTTTTCAATAATCATGCAATGACTAAACGATTTATAACTTTCTTTGTCTTATTCTTTTTGATATTCTCAATAGCAGAAGCTAAACCGAAACACAAAAAGAAAAAGAAAGAAAAACAGTATGCGGTACAGACATATAGCAATGTATCGGTAATGGTCACAAACATTACTGACGGCACAATCACACGATCACAAAATATCGATAAGGTTCGTGCGTTGGCTAGCATGACAAAACTCATGACGGCTGTGGTTGCTTTAGACTATGATCACGACATGAATCGTAGATTAATGTTAAGTAAAAATGCTGGCAGTAAATTGCCACGTCGTGAATATACACGTGGTGAATTATTTCACATGTTATTAATTAAAAGTGATAATGCAGCAGCAGAAACATTAGCATCAGATTATCCGGGCGGCCGTCAACAATTCATGCGTCACATGAATTCCAGAGCATTGATGCTAGATATGTACAATACACACTTTGATGATCCTTCTGGTTTAAGTAAATATAATGTAAGCACGGCTAGTGATGTAACGCAAATGGTGATTGAAGCATCAAAGTATTCGGAAATACGAGACATATCTATCAAAAAGATTGTGACAATTTCGACGCAGATCAAACAAAAAAATAAAGTATTGATCTTACATAATACGAACAAGACTATATTATCGCAAGTAAATGGTGTTCAGGTGAGCAAGACCGGCTATACAAATCCTGCTGGATTCTGTGTAGCCATTATGGTACACAAAAC